GGCGTGGTATTATCTTGAAGAAAATTTTGGGCAAGGACGCAAGCGATGAATTGATCGCTCTGCCGTTGGTGACATCGATCCGGCTGGCGCATCGCATGAGACGTCTGGAGTTCATTGCTGAACTGGAGGCCAAGGGGTGAACGAGGACGACTACATGATGGAGGAGCCGCCGTTGCCTGCTGCAGCGAGTGGCAAACCAAGGCCTAAGCGTGCTGTGCCTGCGTCTGGCGGTGGTGGTCATGTGATCGCGCCGCCGGCGTCACAGACGTCACCTGCGAAGGGTGGGAAAAAGGGCACGAACAAGCGTCTCGGAAGGCTCAAGAAAACTGAGGCGGATGAGCCGGCGCAGTTTGAGCCTGGCCAGGCTGCGGCGAGCAAACTTTTTGAACCGGAGCAGCTCGCTGCGGAGCTGCGGATTTATTGGGAAAATGATGGTGGGGACTCTTTCATTCTGCAGGTGGAAGATGAGCTGTGGAGCCGCTGGCCGAAAGCTGCCCTGGTGGCGGAAATCAAGGAGCGACTGCAGGGCCGCGTGTGGCATGAGAAGCGCGCGGGTGAGCAATTGAGTGAGATGGAGAGGCTGCTGCTGTATGTGCGCAAGCATCGCTGTGTGCATCGCATGGTGAATGCGTTGGCGGGTTATCGCAGTGGCCATTACGACAAGCATGGTAGGCCGTTTGATGCGGAGAAATCGAAGCAGGGCGGTGCTTTCATCGTGGGGTCATCGCCTGAGATCATCAAGCCGGTGAAGCGCGATTGGAGGCTGCTGCGGGAGTTTATCGAGGTGCGTCTGAAGAGGTTGAGCCCTCCCTACCAGACATGGGTGGACGCGAGTCAAGCGGGGCCTTCGACTTATGTGATGCCGGTGACACAAGACCAGGCGTTGATGTTCCATTTGTGGTGCAAAAACTCCTACGAGAGCCTGGCCTTTGGCGAGCCGGGGAGCTACATGGGAGCGCATTTGCTGGTGCTAGCCGGTGCGGATGACTGTGGCAAAAGCCGCCTGCAGACGAACGTGATAACGCCGCTGCTGGGTGGACGGCACGCAGATCCGACGTCCTATCTGACGGGTGAGGATTCCTTCAATGCGGACATGGTGGAGGCTGAGCACCAGCAGATGGAGGAACTGATGTCGGGCTCTCAAAAGACGACGGATCGTGTGGAGCTGAGCGAGGCTTTTAAACGCATGGTGGCCACGGATTCCAAGCGTGTGCGTTTGATGCGGAACGATCCGTTTACCATAGAACCGTTCTGGCGCACGACGCTGAGCATGAATAGTGACCCGGACAAGATGCGCGCCTTCCCCATGCTCACCCCGGATTTCCGTGGCAAGGTGCTGATGCTAAATGTGGATCAGATCCCGCTGCCATTGCCAACAGACACGCCGGCGGAACGCAAGGTGTGGAATGAGCGCATGCGTGAGGAGCTGCCTGGCTACATCTACTGGCTGCTGAATGAATTTGAGGTGCCTGAGGCCCTACTTGTCAGCGACACGGGCAAGCGTGAGACGCGCTTTGGTTTTCGTGCGTGGCAGCATCCGTCACTGGCGTCAGCATTGTTTGATGATTCACCTGGTGCACAGCTGCTAGCACTGATCGATGCGTGTGAGATCACGCGTGACACATCGACGCCGAGCATGCCATGCAAGCTGTGGGAGCTGAAAGGGCCGCATTATAACCTCAGCGGCCGCCAGCAGCGTGGGGGTGGATGGTTGCCTGTGGAAGGCGTGTGGGTGGGCAGCGCGATGGATCTGGAGAAGTGGCTCTCGGGTGAGATGGAAGGATGGAAAAGCAGTGTGACCAAAGAGGCGCTGAAGCTCTTCAGGCACACGGCTGTAGAGCGCGTGCTGTCACGTCTCAAGGTGGACTGTGTTGACAGGGTCGCTCAAGAGAGGAAGAACACGGGACGGCTGTGGTCGATAGCACGGCCAAGCGGCGAGGAGTGACGGGAGTGACAGCGCGGTGCCGTTGCAGGCGTCACGCTATAAGCCTTGTAATTCAAGGCGCGCAGCGTGACGTGACGCGTGTGGCGGGTTTTTTTATTATATTAACGGCGCGACATGCGTCACTTTTCGTTATTGTTAGAGTGTTGTAGAGATGGATAGAAATCTAAGTCACTGGTGTCACTTTGGGCTGAAAGCCTTGAAAGATGGGGGCTATAGCGTGACGCTATGAGTGCAAAGGCAGGGCGAACGCGTCACTTTCTGCCCCTTTAACCCCCTATCCTGCACCCACCCCACGCCGGGAAGGAATCTTTTACCCTTATACCCCTGCATAATGCGGGTTAAACGTCTCCCAATGGGTTTTCGCGTGGGGTGTTTTGCAGGGCTTTTGCCCCCGGCTTTGACACCTGCCCATGGGCATAATGAAGCGCGCTCAAAATCAGGCTGGCACCCCTTGGTGTGAGGGTGGGAGCAGTGCGTCCACGCGGGTTTTTGCAAACCGTTCCTCCATCAAGGTGGGAGCAAAAAATCGCGATAAAATAAAAATACCGCCCGCATTTTGAACGGCCATGGCACTCGCTGGTGACATCCCTGAGCTTGTGCTGCAAGCGCCCCCCAGTGCGCCAGCGGCTTCGCGTGTCGAGAAAGCACACGACTACGGCCATTACGTCACCATCTACGGCAAACAGGTGCGCACCATCAAATGGTGGGTGCAGCAGGGACGCGCCGCCAGCGGTGGCCCGGATCTGCCTCCGCTCGATGATCCAGCCTCCATGCCCATCTGGTGGAAGCGCGTCATGAAGCAAAGCTGCCCCGCCAGCATCATCGATGCCGCGCGCGTGGCCTCGGCTCCGCCAGTCGAGGTTCCACTTCCAGCACCGCCGCCATCAACCTCGCTGCCACCACCTTCACCACGGTTTGAAAATCCGGCCGTGATGAGCCAGGAGCAAAACCTGCAGCATCTCAAAGAGCGGCTCGCACGTGCACGTGAACGACAGCTCTCCCTCGAAAACGAGGAACCGCCCGATTTTGCGAAAATCGAAGCCGCAGAAAGCAAATGGCGCGAGCTGCGTGGCGAGGTCGAAAAAGCCGAAGAGGCCATTTTTAAACTGCGCAGCAAGCAGGGCAAGCTCGTCAATCAAGAACAGCTCGGAGCGCTGCTGCTGCCCAAGCTCGTCACTGTCGCGCTTTCCATGCGCTTCATGCGCACTCGCATCCGTCCGCAGCTCGATGCCGCACAAAGTGAAGAGGAGGCCGAGCGCATCTGGCAACAGGGCATCGATGACGCCTTTGGCGAACTCATCGCCGCCGGCTTCGTCACACGTGAGCACCTCGCCCTGGCTGCATGAGCGATCTCAATGCCTTCCTCAATGACCTGCTCGCACAGGCATTTCGCCCGCGGCCCAAAGGCAGCGTGAAAACATGGGCCGTCGAAAACATCCGCCTCAGCTCCGAAGAAAGTTCCGGTTCCCCCGGTCCCTACAACCCGGAGCTTGAGCCCTGGTCAACCATCCTCTTCGATTTCATCCAAGATCCCCGCTACGATGAATGCATCGTGCTCAAGCCCTCACGTTGTGGCTACACCTTGGCGTGCTTCATCATCATCTGTTGGTGGTTCGTCCACCTCAGCACCAATGCCATCTTCTGCATCGATAACGCGAAAGAGGTCAAGAAGATCTCCAAAAAGCGCATCATCCCGCTGATCAAAAGTATCGCGGCCCTGCAGGAGGTGCTCCCCGCCAGCGAGCGCCAAATGACGCTTGAGACACTCTTCCTCAAAGGCCGCACCCTCTACATGGCCGGCGCGCAAAGCGTCTCCAGTGTCACGAACAAATCCGCGTCTCTCGTCGTCACCGATGAGCTGGATCAATTCCGCGAGTTCGCCAGCGGTGAAGCCAATTCACTCGCGCATCTCCGCGACCGCGTGATGGACGTGCCAGGTGCCAAGAGCATCCATGGCGGCAAACCCAAAAACGCCGAAGACATTCTATGGTCGGAATACCTCACCGGCACACGTCACAAGCTCTTCGTTCCATGCCCGCACTGTGGCATGATTCAGACGCTCGATTTTAAACAGCTCAAATTTGACCACTGTCGTGATGACGACGGGGCTTTCGAGCAGCAGCGCGTTGCAGCTGAGACCTACTACCAGTGCATCAGCCCCGAATGCCAGCACACCGCTCCCCATCACGGCCGCATCGAAGAATCCCACAAAGGCACCATGCTCGCGAAACGCGAATGGCGGCAGACGAACTTTGGCCAGGACGAAGACAAGCCGGAGCCGCGCAAGATGTCCGTTCATACCAGCCAATTATACAGCCTGCGTCCGAAGCTCACCTGGTCGGCCATCGCACTCCACTTCATCAAGTCCCAGAAAAAAGGCGGCCGCGAGCTCGCTCATTTTTTCCGCACACGTCTTGGCGAGCCGTATCGCGAAAAACAAACCGTCATCAAAGGCGAGATGGTGCGAGCGCTCGCCAAAGACAGCACCTATCGGCACGGTGAATGCCCCGTGCCGCCGGTCGTGGTGTTCATGGAGGTGGACGTTCAGATCGACGTCAAGAAATGGGCCAAGATGGCCTTCCTCAGTGACGGCACCGGCTACATCCTCGATTACGGTGAAGTACTGACATTCGATGATCTTTACGAGATCGCCGAGACCCCCATCAAGATCCTCGACTGGGGCGACACTCCCGAAGAGGAGCAGGAGAATCCCATCGTCAGTTACATGTGGATAGACGAAGGCGATGGCGAGAACTCGATGAAAGATGTGCGTGACTTCTGCACGCGCCCGCGTTCCAGGTCGCATCCGCTCAATGGCGGCCAGTGGATCTTCCCTTGCAAAGGCGCGGGAGGTCACCAGATCAAAGGTGCCGTCGATGAACGCGACCGCGAAGTCGATGGCTACAAGTTCAAGGCCTACCACGTCTCGCACAACGAATTCGCCACCGAGCTCTACCTGCAGCGCATCGCCAAGAATGACGAGATCCACGCCGGCCTGAGACTCATGCGGCAGCAGCCGTCCAAACGCGTCCCACTTCCTGCACCGCCGCTGTATTTGATGCGCAACCCTGATGAAGAATTCATCAATGAACTTTGCGCCGAAAAGCGCATGCTCAAGAAAGTGCGCGGCCGTCTTCGCTGGGTCTGGATTGATCCCACTGACCCGAATGATTACGGCGACTGCATCAAGTATGGCCTCGCCATGTGGTATTTCCTCCGCGCCTTCTATGGCTGGGAGCCGCCCGAAGGTGAGGCCGATGAAGAGGCACCGCAGAAGCAGCGCGATTACGTGCTGCAGGAACGCCATGCCGATGATTGACACACCAGTCATCACACATGCCTGCCGACATTGATCCCGAACTCTTCATTGACTCCATTCTCATGCGAGTGGCGGACATGGAGGCACAGGGGCCTGACTGGCTGCGTCGGGAATTTGACCGCGTGATGAATGCGGTGCTGGCGGGTGATATTTACGTCACCGACATGAGTTTCAAAGACGTCTCGAACAAATCCGAACGTAAAGTCGAAGCGGCCCCCCTCTTGGCCGTGCTCACCCAAGCTCGCAAGCGCCTCGATGTCGATGCAAACGGCAACAGCAACAATTCTTCCACGGGTGCGATGCTCACGCCCCGCCTCAATGGTTTCCCGCTGGGCTACGAATATCCGACCGGACCCTATCCGAACGGCTCCGGCATCCCTGGCAATTACTACTGACTTCCATGGCCAAGCGAACCGCCAACAAAATAAAAGCCGCGCAAAAGCCACGCATTACGGCTGCTAGCATCCCCGAGGCATCGGCATCCATTAACAACGGCGGCGGCATCCGCAGCGGCCCCCAGGCGGTGCTCTGGCGCAACTGGCGCATGGAGACGCCAGCCATCGCCCGCGACCGTGTGGTGAAGTCGCGCGCGCTGCAGGAGATGCTGCCATTTGTTGGTTATCTTGTCAGCCAGCTCCCTGAAGAAGCCCTGGGCGATGGCCTCACACCTGCCAGCGAGAGCGCCAATCCAAATTTCAAGAAAGCTTCGGTGAAATATTTCGACACCTGGGCGCGCTCGCCAGCCATCGACATTCGCAATCGGCTCGATTTTTACACAAGCCAGCACATGCTGGGCCAGACCATGGTGGGAGATGGCCAGGTGTTCGCCCTCAAGGTCGCGGATCGTTCTCCCAAAGCACGCGCCAGGCCGCTGACAGACAAGACGTTTCGTGCGCTGCGCCTGCAATTCCTGACTCGTGACCAGCTCGGCAATGCCGGACAACGGGATCTGGTATCGAATGGCACGGATCTAGTCTGGGATGCCGGCATTCAATTCGACGCCAATGATGTCGCGCAGAAAATTCGCGTGCTGAAGCAGTCGTCATCCATCACTCTGCTGGCCACTGGCTTCGATGAGTATGACTACGATCAAGTCATGCATATCTTCAGCGAGCGCAATCTCAACCAGCGCCACGGCACGCCCTGGCTCTTTCGCGGAGACAACTCGCTCTTCGATGCGCTGGACCTCAAAGCGGTGAAAAAATTTGCGGCCAAGATCCGCGCTTACTTTTTGGGTGTCATCAGCACCCCGAGCGGGGACACACCGAATGCGATGCGGCCGAATGTCAAGAAAGGCACCACCACCGACCCTGCCACCAACGCCAAAGTGGACGATGGCATGCGCTACATCGAACTCGGCGGCGGCGTTTCCCTCCCGGTGTTGAAAACCGGCGAGACGATTTCCTTTTTCAATGGCACCGAGCCCATTTCCTTCGCAGAAATCCTCCAGGACTGCTGGAATGAGGCCGTCTATTGCCTGAATTTCCCGCCTGAGTATCTGCTCAACCTCGCCGGCCTCGGCAGCGGCGTCACTCGCATGGTTTTGCGCAAAGTGAAGAAGGCTCTCGATCGAATTCGCCGCCCGATCCGCGAACAATACTGCCAGAAGGTGTGGGAATATGTCATCGGCGATGCCATTGAGCAGGGCCTCGATTGGACGAAGGATGAAGAGGGCAATGTCGTCGAAGACTGGCGCATGGTGAACTGGAAAGGCGGCATCGATCCCAGCATCGATGCCGGCCGTGATGAAAAAGCCGAACAAGACAAGCTCCGCAGCTTCACTGGCACTGTGGAGGACTACTGCGACGCCATCGGCAAAGACGGCGAGACGGTGCGGCACACACGCCTGGCTGAAATCGCCGATGACATTGACTACATGGTCAACGTCTTAAAAAAGCCCTGGTATCTCGCGGTTGATCCTGCCGTGTTGCAATCGTTGGCCGCCATCGCCGCGAGCCCCATTGCACAGATCAACCCGGAAGAAATCGCCACGGCAGTCGCGGAAAAGAAATAGCGTCACGGAAATCCGTGACGCTTTCTCATTTTGACAGGGCGCGCCTGGCATGCGCCCCGTTTCACCTTTTGCCATCACCGCCGCTGCCACGGCTCCGAAAAAAGAACCCTGGTTTGCCATTAGGGCTTCCACTACCGGCGCGGAACTTCGCCTTCGTGGCTACATTGGCGAGGCGAGCAGTTCCCGAGACTATTGGACAGACCAAGTTGTCGATACCGGCGGCATGGGGACGCTCAAGGAATTTGAAGACGCGCTGCTGGCGCTCGGTGATGTAACGTTGATCACCGTCTATCTCACCTCCGAGGGGGGCGATTTCCCAACGGCTGTGGCGATCAGTTCGATTCTTGCGCGCCAGTCTGCGCGCATCGTGTGTGTGATCGATGGCTATGCCTACTCTGCCGCTCCGGTCATTGCCTGTGCAGCCGATGAAGTGCGCGCGGCAAAGAATGCCATCCTGATGATTCATGATGCTGAGTTCTGGTGCCAGGGTGCGGACATCGAAGCCATGCGCCAGAACATCGCGACGCTGGAGGCGTGCAACAACTCCATGGCAGCCGCTTTCCAAAACAAGGCCGGTGGCACCGTCGAAGAATGGATGCAGCGCATGGTTGCGACCACCTGGATGACCGGTGAGCAGGCCCGCGACCTCGGACTCGTGGATGTGGTGCTCGGTGAGGTCGCACTTTCCGCTTATCAGCCGCTGAAACGTGTCACGGCTGCCCACAAACCACCCGCCACGATCACCGCCCTGATTGACACCGCCGCCGCAACACCCTCTGCCCATTCCATGAAAGCAACTCCCGCACTCCTCAAACTCACGGCCCTTTACGGGATCAAACTCACGGCTGAAGCTGACGAAGCTGCGGTCAATGCAGCCATCGAACAAATCACCGCCGCCAAAGAAACGTCCGATGCCGAAGATGCGGACGAAGAAGAGGAGGCAGACGATGAAGCGGAAGAAGATGAAGACGAAGCTGAAGAAGCGGAAAAGGAAACGACCGCCGCCTCCAAAGCCAAAGTCACCGCCAAAGGTAAAACGGCCAAGCTCATCACCGCTGCAGTGAAGCCATTGCAAGATCAAATCAAAGCGCAGGCCAAAGAACTGAAGCATTTGAAAGGCCTCTCCGAACACGGCCTGGGTGGCAAGCCTGGCTCTCCTACCGCTGCCGCTGAAAAGCCCGCCGCCCCTGGCAAACCCGGTGAGGAACCCCCTGCCACAACGCCCCGCGCTCGGGCCATCACTGCCGCTGCCAAGATGACCATCTTCCAACGTCCCGCCGCCGCTCAAGCCTAAACCCCACACTTCCGTTTCATTTCTCATCCTTTCAAACTCATGAACTTCGCCCGCAAATCCATCCTGTTCCTGGCGCTCTTCAGCGCTTTCGTTCTCGCCGCCAAAGGCAACGTCCACGGCGCTTATCTCATCGCTTTCACCGGGGCCGCTGCTGCGGTTCCCTGGTCTGCTTACTCGCTGTGCTTCCGCTTTCCCGGTGTCATCACCATGATCGATCTGGCGCGGGCCAATGCGCCGGCGATTGCGCGTGAAGTCATCGAAGAGCATGCCGGGGCCATTCCTGAAATGCAGCTCTTTCCCGCTGAGCAGCTCGGAGTCGGCGTCAATGGTCAGAACATCTTGAAGTATGAAACGCTGGTGCGCATCGGTTATCCGTCCGCCACGTTCCGCGACATGGGCGCGGGTCTCAACCCATCGCACTCCACCACTCGCATCGACACCTTTGAGTGCTTTCCCTTTGGCTCGCGTGTGCAGTGCCCCAAAACCATCGCCGATGCGTATGCACGTGGCGGCCCGGCGGGTTACTTTGCCTTTGAAGCTTCCGGCGTGGCCAAGGTCACGATGTTCACCATCGCGCAGCAGATCTATTACGGCCGTTCTCTCGGAAACGGCAAAGGCTTCCCCGGCCTGCACAATTTCACCGCTTACGGCAGCACCTTCACCGATCCTGTGACTGGCAAGACGTATCCGATCTACCTCAATGCCGGCGGCACCACGGCCAACACGGGATCTTCCGTGTATGGCATCAAGTTCAGCTCCGACCCCATCAATGCTCCCGACGGTGTGCAGCTTGAATTCGGCGGCGGCAGCGTCTTCGATCTCCCTGAGCCGATGCTCGTGGATCTGCCAAATCCGAACGGTGATGGCACCATCGTCCGCAGCTATGCGTCGGAGCTCAACGGTTTCGCGGGTTTGATGATCCCGAACAACCATTGTGTGCGTCGCATCGGCAATCTCACCAATGATGCCAACTGTGGTCTTACCGATTCTCTGCTGGCAGACTTCTGGGCCGCCTGGCCGCAAAACGTGAAGCCTGATGTGATCATGATGAGCCAGCGCTCGCAGAAGCAGCTCCAGAAGAGCCGCACCGTCACGCTGTTTGGTCAGGGCATCAGCACGCCTAACCAGCCTGTGATTGCTCCGCTGCCCACCGAATACATGGGCGCTCGTATCATCGTCACTGACGCCATCATGGACACCGAGGCCATCGAAGTCTCTGCCGCTCCTGAAGAATAAACCCCGAGCTGTAACCCACCTTCACACCCACTCTAATTCGTAACCATCATGAGCAATGTCGTAGCCAACACCATCCGCCGTCTCGGCGATCAAAACCTCATCGTCATCACGGCTCTGCCCGCTGCTGCCGCAACTGCCAACGGCGCCAGCCTGGATCTCGGTGACATCTTCATCGGTACGCTCGCGGATCGCGTGGAGGTCGTCGTGTCTGTTCCAGCAACACCTTCTCTGGCAGACACGAAAAATGCCACCCTCACGCTGCAGGATAGCGCTGACAACGCCACCTTCGCAGCCATCGCCTCCTTGGCTCCGCTGATCGTCACCGGCGCTGGAGGTGCTGGGGCCGCCGCCGCAAGCCGCCGCTACAAGCTGCCGCCTGGCACGCGCCGTTATCTGCGTCTGTCTTCCGCCGTTGACAGCGCCGGCGGTAGCAACATCGCCGTGAGCGCCACGCTCCAAGTTTTCGCCAACGCCTAACCCACGCGAGAGCGATACCACGAAATATGAAGGCGCATTATTACCAGCATTCGGGAGAAGCCATTCTGCTCGATGTCGTGAAACAGCACGACGACGGCACCGTCGATCTCGGGGCAGGGGAGACTGTCCACGTCTCCCGCGTCCCAGTCTGCCTCATTCGCAAGCACGGCCATGCTGTCTTGCAACCAGATGACGCGAAAGCCGCCGCAGAAGCGAAAGCCGCCGCAGAAGCGAAAGCAAAGGGCAAAGGCAAAGCCAGCGATGCCGACGCCGACACTGACGCCAAGTAACATTCACCGGGCCTCGCAGCCGGGTCTTAGCCAGCGCCGTATCCTTTTGGTTGGGGGATACGGCGCTTTTTTTAACAACCGTTTTTTTTCGAATGAACCCCGCCGATGCCCCCTTCATTGCTGCCGAACAACTCATGGCTCAATCCATTGGAGTCCGAGGCACACTGGTTATTAACAACGTCAAGTATGCCGCGCGCATTTACACTGAGCGTGGCACTGCATTCCAAGAGCAGGGTGGCTCCCTCCAAACTCGCAAACTCAGCGCTCTGGTGCTGTGTTCTCTGCTGCCTGCTGCGCAATTGATCGATGGCGATGGCAATACGCGTCCTATCGATGTGACTCATTTCGAGACCAACCTCGTTTACCGCATCAATACCAGCGGCGTGAATCAATCGCCCTACGGTGTTTATTGGACTTTGGAATGCACGCAACCAACCGCGAGATAGGATCATGCTCTCATGCAAGGTACATCTCGGCGATGTGATGTGGCGCTTGAAGAAAGTGCCGGAGCATTCGGCGCGCATCATTGAGCAGGTCGTAGAGACGGATGCCAAAGGTTTCCTTCGCGACATCATTGCCATTACGCCTCCGAGCATGGGGAAGGCGGATAAGCAATCCCAGAAGCGCGGCGAGATGGCCATCATTCACGAGTTGCTCGGACAAAAGGGGAGTGGAAACTTTCGCACGGGCGGTGTCTTTGTGGTGCTGGATGATGACATCATGGCTAAGGCAACGCAGAAGGAGGAATACGTCCGCCTGTTTGCTTCCAAAGATGGCAAGGTCTATGGCTGCGATACGCGCTTCTACCGCCCGAATGCCACCGTCGATGAGATGTTTGATTACCATCAAAGCAAGAGGCAGAAGAATAGGAAAGTATCCACCGCCGGCGGTCGCACGCGTGACATTGGCCGCTGGAAATACATTGACCAGATGGTCGTTTCGACCACAGCCTGGAAACGTTACCTGAAGTTCATTCTGGCACGCGTGGGCATGCTCGCTGGTGGTTTCAATGCGGCGGCGAAGCAGCTCGGCATTTCGCCTCCAGCCTGGATCAAACGCCACGGCACCAATCGCGGGGCCGTGAGCATCAAGCGCTCTCGCGGACACTTCAGTATCACGATCAGCAACCGCGTGAAGTATGGCAACAGAAACGATCTTCCCCGCCGCATGAAGTTTGTTCTCGCCAGCGACAAACGGAAGAAACGCATCGTTCACCGCATCAAAGCCGAGATCCGCGCCGTGCTCAAAAAGCAAAAGCTTACTGCCCGGAATTGACACCGCGCCTCGTGAGACGGGCTGCTAGCCCGAGCCGCTTCACCTTCACTCATTCTCCTTATGGCCGATCTCTCCCAAACCGCCACCGGTGTTATCGCCGGACCTCAAGCCCACCGCATCCCAAACGTGGTGCTGGCCGAAACTGTTTCCGCCGGCATGCCAGCTTACAGGCTGGCCAATGGGACCTACGGCAAGGCTGATGGCAATGATGCCACCAAATGCGTTGTCGCCGGTTACTTTGAGCAAGGCGGAGCCGCTGGCCAGCGCGTCAATGTGGTGGACAAAGATCCCAATGCCAATCTCGGCATCACGGGTGCTGTTGGCGATGTCATTGTTCTTTCTTCGAATGTCGGCATGATTGCCCCTGTGGCTGATGATGTCAGCGGCGACTTCGTCACCGTTCTCGGTGTTTTCAACACCACCACAACCGTCAACTGGGCACCCGTCGCCGCCGGAGCCGTCAAAGCTTAATCCCTCTTCCTCGCCCCACTGCGCCGGTGTCCGTTTCTCTTCACGGCACCGGCGCTTCCATTTCCGCACCTCATGCCCGCGCTCGCCCCAGCCGCTCATTTCTCCAAAGTCTTCTCCGACTTCTTGGGCAGCGACATCGCCATCACCGCCGGAGCACCATCGCTCACGGCTGTGCTACGGCGGCATCTCACCAGCGCGGTTAAGATCACCAATCCGAATCTCCTCATTGAGGTCGAAGTCTCGCCCGAGAGCAGCGACGAATTCTTGATCCTCACAGTCAAGCTCGTGCTTACCGTCCAGCTCGGTGACGAGACCGGTCAGACCACCGCCGCGCAAGCCGAGACCTGGTTCAAATCTTTCCGCGCTTTACTAAGCGATGATGCAGCCGCATTCGCAGCCTGGGACGCATGGATCGCCACGTTGAGCGATGCCGACAAAGATGGCTGGTTTGCTCAATACTTCGTGCCACAGGCCACCGAGAGCGAAATCAATAAAGACACCAATGTCCTCACTCTGACCGCGCCCTACACTATCTCCAGCTTCTGGAACAATTGACACTCGCCCACATGAGACGGGCTGCTAGCCCGTTCAGACTCCCGCTTCACCTTTCATTCCTTCTCCGCCATGACTCCCCACTTCGCCGCAGGCACCCGCCGCTCCTCTGTGACATCCGAAAGCTGGCTGTTTATCGGCGGCGATCTCAGCATCGATCCAAAGCGTGAATACGTGATCGTCACCGGAGTCGCCAATGGCGGCGATGTCCCACAGCGGCTTTACATGGAAGGCTGGGGTGAATACGTCGAAATCAAATTTAGCGGCCTGCCCATTCCTACTTCCGCCGGTGCCTACCAGGGCCTTTGCGCCGCAGAAGACGCCGCCGTCCTGGGCAGCCTCAACAACCTCGTGGACAACGAACTCTTCGGCATCGCCCTCAGCTCGGGCACACTGGTCAGCACCGATCCTTCGGTGAAGAAATCCCGCACCGGCAATGGCGTCGAGTTCACCTTCAACCTCACGCACAATCCGTTCATGTGATCTAACAGATCATACCATGCCCTGACGATCACATATTCACGCACGCGTGATCGTTCACCCCGACGATCACGCGTTTTTCTTTGCTCCAATGATTCAACCCTTCTCCTGGCTCCTCACTCGCAACCCCTATGAGGCAGCCGCGCTCAATGCCCTGCAGATCGGTGCGAAGCCGACGACCATGCGGCGGAATGAGAGCGCGGCCAAAGACATTACCGAATGGACGCTGCAGCCTGTCAGCACCGATGGTTTCTACAACACCAGCGAGCTGCGCAAGGCCTTCAATGACGGCAAACCCCAGGGCATTCTTGCCACGCAACCCCTGCACCCATACCTGATCTCTCTGCGCGCCATGGCCAATCGCCATCATCTCCTGGATGCGCAGAAGGGCCGCAGCATGCGCAGCGTGGAGGAAGCTCCCGGCTCCTGGATTCTTGAGCCTGGCCACTACACCGCCGCCGAAACATCCGGGCTGTTCATCGAGACCGTCGATCAAGATCGCGCCCTCGCTTTGATTGGCAATGGCAGCGCCCTCATCAGCATCACGGGCCCCAAGGATAATCATACCTATCGCCTCACGCGCCTGGCTCTGCCCTCCCGGCTTTTGCCGGACCAACCCCGCGCCGATAATGGGATCTGGTATCTGCGCCACGCCGAGCAGAAGCTGTTCCCCGAACACGCCGCTTCCCATTTTGGCCAGCAGATCCACGCCCTGCATTGCCTGCGCGTCCTACGCCGCAGCCAATACGCAGATCGTTTCATCATCGTCTCGCACAAGACGCCCTTTTTCAAAGGCGGAGCCATTCACGAAAAGGCGGACAGCACCACGAAAGCCGCCGCTCAACGCAACCTGGGAGTGTCCATCGGCTGATGAGTGTCCGCACTGACAGTGATTGGACCATCATCACTGAGCAGGATCTGCACGATGAGTCCTACCGGCTGGCCCATTTTCACGACAACAATCATGTCACTCTCAGCATCCCTCTCAACAGCGCCGGACATCGCAGCCGGCAGCTCGCCCCGTCCCAATGTCTGCGCCTCGCCTGGTGCCTCCTCAGTTTCTACCTCACCCGCCGCCTCACCCACAATCGCCAGATCGTCGAACCCCAAACTCCCGACGACTTCCAAATCTGACCCTCTGACCGACGACCGCTGCAACAACATCCACTGCGCCTGCTGGCGCTCTTAATTCCCATGATCCTCCCCGAATCCACCAACGAGCCGCCGCCTCCCTTCACGCCCATCATCCCCGCTGGCAACCTCGTCGATGCCCCGCCTCCCGTCACAGCTCAGCAGCGCGAGGATGACTTTAATAAGCCCTTCGTCTGGCGCGATTCAGAGATCCATTTCAGCGTCGCCAGTGAGCTGTATTACCGTGAGCTGCGCACGCAGATGAATGCGCCGCCATTGGGTGATTATCTCACCGAGGCAGACTTTGGCGCGGAAGCCCCCCGCGTCGTTTACTGCGCTGCACTCACACGGGCAGAGATGCGCGCTCTACGTTTGAGATCCGCAGAGCGCCAGATCGAAGCCTTTGACCAATGGGTAGAGCGTAACATCCAATTTCACGAGATCGACCGCATCATCGCATTAGCCCAGCAAATCAACGTTGTCGCCAATCGCGCCCGGACACAACCAACCGCCGGGGACGAAGGCCTCGATTCGCTGGGAAACTAGCTGCCCCACCTGGCATCTGCAGTCTCATCGCGGACATAGCAGATCTGACCGGGTGGGGCGAAGACGCTATTTATGACCTGCCCTACCACCACGCTCTGTATTACCAGCTCGAAGCCCGCAACCGCAGAGGTGGGCTGCGGGAATGGGTGCTGTGAAAGCCAGTCTTGACGCCCACCTCATTTCGCGCATTCTTTGGCCCATAAAGCCATCATCCGCCATTTCCGCACCTTCCACCTTCGCCAAACGTTTGGAGCGCCAGAAGCATCTCAGCGGCAGCCGTGCGCTGGCATTGCTGGTCATTCTCCTGGGCCTAGCGGTTTCCTCGCGCGATTGGGCAATTGGCCTGTGCATCATGCTTGCCTCAGCGCTCGTCGATGCCCGACACACACGCGTTTCGTGGTGCTCTGGCTGTGGCAATGAGGTTTCCGCCACCAGCACCCTCTGTCCCGTTTGCAGCGCGAAATTGAGCGCTCCAGAGCGTGCGGAGATGCTCTGGCTTTCCCGTGCCATTTGGGCTGCGGTTCTGGTGGCTCTCGGTATCGCCGCTTGGCATTGGTGTGCGCACCATCCTGAGACTTTGCGTTGGCTCCCCGCGCTCTGAGGATTGACACCGCAGATTCGTCAACCCCTGACGAACCTGAATGAGTGAAGACGCAACAGTAATATTCGGCTTTGACGGCCGCAAACTCAATGCTGGCCTCGATGCGTCCGAACAAAAGATGAAAAAGTTTGGGGATAAAAACGAGTCCCGCTTCCGCAAGCTCCATGGCGTGATGGAGAAAAACTTTGGGCAATTTGTGCCCTTCCTGGGCATTGCTGGAGTGATTGGCGGCATTCGTTCCTTCACCAATTCCATGGACGATCTGGCAGACACGGCCCTGCGCTTGGGAGAGTCCACTGAAGAAATTCAGAAGGTGGAATATGCGTCCAAAATCATGGCAGGTGTGGACGTGCACGGCTTGACCAGCGAATTCCTCAAGTTGGAAAAAGCACTGGGTGATGTCGAAAACGATAAAGCCGCTGAGGCATTGGAGCATCTAGGTATTACCGCCGAAAAGCTCACCCGGATGAAGCTCAGCGAAAAGATACTGGCGCTCTCAGACGCTTTCCAAAAAGCTCGTGAAAAAGGCACTGGGTATAACGACATCGTGACTCTACTCGGGAAAAGCGCCGGTGAATTGCTCCCCATGCTCTCTCAATGTAGAGAGGCTATCGAAAGTATGTTTGGCGATGCCCCCATCATCTCCGATGACCAAGTCCAAAAAATGGCTGAGATCAATGATAAGATCGATGGCTTCTATGCAAAAATCAAAAGTGGTGCAGCTAAAGCGATTCCGGTCATTGATGACATTGCTATGTCACTCGGGGAAGACGCTGCTCTTGCGGGCCTATTCTTTCAATCGCTTCTTGATACCGGTTCGGTGAAAGACGCATGGAACTTTGTTGGTCAAGTCGATCAGCTCCGCAATGACCTGGCGGAGACCGAAGCCAAAGAAGCCAAAGCCGCCAAAGAATCCGCAGAAGCGGCTCGCCAAAAAATCAAAGATCTCGCGGCAGAAGCTTTGGCCTCTGAGAAAGCCAAAAAAGCCGCCGACGAACTCGCTAATTCCTACAAACGGCAAGCCACGGAGCAGGCCGCGATGATGAAAAACCGCCAGAACATCGAGGCGGAAAAAAGCCACACCGACATCCTCGAAGCCCAATCCAAAGGCCAAGATCGCAAAGTCAAAAAGATGCAGGATGAAGAATTTATCCGCCAAAGATCAGCCGATCTCCAAGGTAAAGGCATGGACCCCAACCGCGCTATTGCAGAAGCCAAACGTGAACTCAAAGCCCGTAAAGATCTGGAAGAATTTGAGAAGACTGGCCGCGCCCGCATTGGTGGCGTAAAGAAGAAAAAGAACTTTCACGGCGGCGATTACTACACCGAAAACGACAGCAACTTAAATCAGTTTCACCGCAATCAGGAGAAGCAGGAAAACCGCATGTGGGATGCACCTCTTCCCGGTTATGGCCGTGGAAAAGCGACTCCTAAATACGATGCCTTTGGCCGTGATGGCGTCCCTCCCACGAGTGCGCAGCGCGGTGGCAGATACATGGGCGGGGGCATGTATCAAAAGCCACGCACCTATGACGATATGGTAGCTCGCAACGCCAAGGCTCACTTAGCCGCAAACTCCAATGATGTCAGCACCAAGATCGACACCAGCAACACCCACCTGCAAAAGATCGCTGAGGCCCTTGTATGACACCCGCATTCTCCGCAGGCCGTTTGCCTCTTTGGCAGCATCCGATACGCTACAAAAGACGCATCACAGATGTGGATAGCCTGAATGGCGTCTATTATGCACCGCGGACCATGATCATTAACCCCGGCGATGCCGTTCCTGGCTTCCCAGGCATGGTCATCATGGATCTGGACAGCATAGATTCGGGTGTATCATTAGCTTATTCCATCCAAGCCGAAGGTAGCCTGGATAACTCCAACCCAACGAAGACACTCTCCCGCAGCGAAGCCCGCAGCATCGGCGCAAACTTTGAGACCATCACTGAGCACAAAGTCTCGTGGCAGACCGCCCGCAAAGCCTGCACTGGTGTGGCTAGCACCGACATCATCACCCCTACCGATGGTCCTCATGGTTGCGCCAATGGTCAGCGCATTTGTTTTCTATCCCTCACGGGTGGGGCTGGTCTCACGGCACAAGGGCTCACGACTATCGCTGTCATTTACTATCTCATCAACATCACCAGCACCACCTTTCAGGTTTCGCTTACCGCCGGAGGCAGCGCGGTGAATTTCACGTCTGACATCAGTGCGGGTTATTTCATGTCCGCTGATTTCTTCCCTGGCACACCGCACCCGCTGTGGCCCACGATGTATCTTTCAGAAGTGCGCGCCACAGATAATATGACGCCATGGCGCACAGCTGAATGCAGCTACGTGGGCAAGATGTGGGATAAGCCTTATCACCGCACCATCACCGTCGCAGGTCAGCAAATATCAAGCACCGACAAGATCGTTCTCTCGGGTGTCGCGGATGCTGACAGTTCCCCACATTTTTGGACAGCAACGCTGCCAGAGATCGTTATCACAGATGTCTATGTGGACATTTCGGCCTTACCCACTGGACGCATCCCAAGCTCGTACAGTGAAGGTGGAACCCCTCCTAGCCCTCCCTCGGTGCGCTCTCTGAGCATCGGCTCAGACAATGATGATGACTTGTCTTATCAATGGCCGAACCAATGGTCATTGGTTGGCACTAACCACATCGAAAGTATCAGTTCAGGGATCAACCTGACGATCTACGCCCAGGTGTATCAGTATAAATGGCCGCAGCTCCTGAAGTAACATGCCAGCCAACGTCAGAACCCCGGCGGTCAAACTGCCGCCTATACCTAAGACCTACAAGTTGCGCTGGCTTTGGCTAGCTGCAGCCATGCGAAGAATCTGCGCGGCCACGGGGATCAAGTTATCCATCGACGGTTCAGATGGTGCTACGGTGGGAGCTGATGGGAGTATCCAATTCAAAGTCAATGATGCTGGCCCCACCCTCACACCCTTTTACATCCACACGTCGGGTAAAATTGAGCCGGGTAATGTAGGAGGTCAGATGCCCACGTTGGATGGCGATCCGCTGGACACCACCACCAATGTCATCGACATGACCACGGACAGTGGGACATTTCTCGTTTGGTTCAAAATAAGTTTTACTCCCACTTATTACAATGGCTACCTTTCAAGCTACACCCTCGATTCAGTCGAAATCGAAATTGGCTCCACTGTGCCCACAAACACGGACAGTGAAAAATATATTGTGTTCAACAGCGTCACCGATGGTGTGCCTTCCGCATCGTATTACAGCAGCAGTCTATCGGTGACGCTCATTGATAATGGCGCGAACAATACTGACCTAGTCTGGAATGTATGATCTGGCAGAATCTCAGCGTCGGGATGCTGGGCGACTCCCCACCGCCGCAGCGTCGTTATTTCCGCCGTTTTGCTTACCGACATGTTTACGTCAGCACCCGCGTCGTTACCACCACGCATCATGTCGGCGGCGGCAGTGACACGACGGCAGATACGGGGTGGACGGATCCTGTCATACTCTATGTCACGAATTCGGGGGGCTTTATCTCCATGGGAGATTTCGTTTGGCCCTTGACGAATGCCTCTTCAAAAAACGGATCCTACACCGTGAGCAATGTAGTCAGCATCAAGGTGGCCGGGGTCAAGATGGACTGGCAAATCGTCAACGAATTAACCACGCACAGCGGCGACACCGTCACTACGACCACGGTCACTCTTGAGACTCTCAATATCACACCCGGTGATGATCCCCAGGACTTCACCTATAGCGCCAGCGGCTCCAATGGGTACACGCAGATCACCGCCACGATGATTCTAATCCCTGCTGAGGGTGCCTGAATTTGACACGCGTGCTGCTTCGTGGAATTCAACATCTACGTCAATACGACATGGCCGCAACCTGCCGAACACGTACTCCTACTCGGACCCGATCACCTTCACGGTGCCTGACGCTGCGGACGAATATGCTTTTGAGATCCCAGTGCCTGGCACCAACCAGGTAGTGACGATTGATTCCCAAACGACCACCTTCCCGGCCTGATGTTTGACACGCTGCATTCGGCGTGACCAGCAACATCTTTATCGACACCGTCAATCTTGTCGCACGCGCGGCGACCTCGGGCACGGCGCTGCCAAATGTGCGGGGGAAGCTGTATGCGGAGCTCGTGCTCAACGTGCGTTTCTTTGATGGGACTGGGACGATCATCCCGGTGGATGTGGCGAGTGTGCTGATGGAAATCAAGCTGGTGGACGCGCCGGATGGCTCGCCGGCGCTGCTGCAGTCGTCTTCGCCGGTGGTTGCAGGCAGTGGTAACACGACGCTGTACTCATTCGCCTGGGACTACGCGGACAGCGACAACCTGCGCGCCGCGCTCGCGGGAGCCACGACCCCGGCGGCGATGATCTGCGCCATTCAATACGCGTTGGCGGGATCGACGGAGCAGATCGATGTGCCGATGAGTTTTGAGAACTCGTATGTGCGTCCGGAGGATCAAGCGTCTGACCCTGTGGATGCCGAGCGCTGGCAGTGGCTCACGGCGCACGCGACCGATGCCGGGGGCTTCGCTCATGATGACACGACGAGGCTACTGAGCGTGCCAGGGCTGGCAACGAATGCGGCGGCGATTGCTGCGGAGGTGACCGCACGCGAAGAGGCAATAGCGAGCGAAGCCACAGCACGCGAAGAGGCAATAGCGAGCGAAGCCACAGCACGCGGCACGGCCATCAGCACTGCGGTAGCTGCGGAGGCTACGGCGCGAGACGCCGCCATTAGCACTGCTGTGGCGAGCGAAGCCGCAGCGCGCGGCACGGCCATCAGCACTGCCGTGGCGAGCGAAGCCACGGCGAGGAACGCGGCCATTGCCACAGCGGTGGCAGCGGCGGGCAGTCCTTTGCAGCGTGGCATTGGCACATTGCAAGGCTGTATCACACCACCGAATCCGACAGCGCCGCCGCCGCTGTATTGCACGTATGACGGCATAACGGATGGCGCAGGACTTTACCTCTCAGGGTACGAATGGACGGCCCAGGTGGTGATTTCTGACAGCGATCCTGGCGGTGTGGTGTGGGTGCAGTATGGCACCGACCTCGACACGATGGGCTTCGCCATCGTGGCAGCGCTCACTGCACTCAATCTCACCGACACCCTCACCTGGTATTACCTAGGCGCTGGCACTTTTTCGGGCTTTGACTCCGCCACAGGCTCGCTCGTAGAAGTCAATGCCACAATCATGAGCAGCGGCTGGTATGTGACCGGCGGTGGCAGTGGCAGCGATGGCCCGCCCTCCGGGCAGGTGACACAGGTGACCCTCATTCCCGGCGTGTCCGGCAAGCAGATCAAGATGGTAGCAGTCGGGGGCTTCACGACCGCTAGCTCTACGTCCGATCCGAGCAATGTCACTGTATCCATAGGCTTGTGGGACGGGGAATCTTTTTACCCCTGCGCCGCCGCTGTACCTTTTTCGGGCTTCACTGCCGACGTCATGGGAGCTGGCCCGTATTACGACAAATGGACCGCTTACACAGGCCTGCAGGGCCTTGACCTCGTGGCGCAGCTCGGTGCTGGCACCATCCCGACGGGTGGTGCGCACGTCCTCTGGGCAGTCGCAGATCAGTCTTAATTATCCCACAACATACTTATCCCACAACATACCACAACATCACCATTATGGCCATCAACACCACCCAGCCCATCGCACTTCCCGGCGGAGCCACTGCGCAGCACACTGCCATCGGCCTCGTCATCACTCCCCGCCTCTCCGCCACCACCGGCGTCGGCGGCTCCGCACTCATCACCTCGCAGCGCTACCTCGAGGTCGGCACCGGCGTCATCGCCGTGGGGCCAGTCCTCAACCACCAGGTGCCAGACATCTACGCTGCCGCCGCCGCAAATCCCGCCATCGCTGCGCAGGTGCAAACCATCACTGATGCGCTGACGGCGCTGGTGCCCCTACTGGGCCTGTAATCCATCAAACACTATGGGCACTGAAACACTCCATAGCATCGCGCAAAACGACACGCCTGCCGCTGTGCAGGTTCCGCCCACGCTCAACGGGCTCATTGTCTGGGCAGTGGGCAGGTTCGGCGGCGGCATCATCATCGCCATGGCATGCGCAATGGCCTTGAGTAAAGTGTATGAGGATCATGCCCGCCAGACCGACCGGCTCATGACGCTGCTGGAAACCCGCGCAGTCAGTGACAGCCAGCTCGCGACCGCGATTGTGGTCCTCAAAAGCTCCGTCGATGAGATCGGCAAAGAGGCGCGCATCGCGCACAAAGCCGGGCAGTGATTGACACGGGGCAGGGGATGCTATGCAAAACTATCGCACCACCATCGTCGGGGCCGCACTCGCTGGCCTTACCTTCATCTCGCAATTTCAGGCTAACGGCGGCAGTCTGGTCGACTGGAAACTGTGGGTTATTCCCGCCCTGATCGCCGTCCTCGGCTATGTGGCCAAAGATGCCGGCGTGACTGGGACTGCCAAGGTCCTCATTGGCTGCCTGGCACTGCTCATCATCCCAAGCTGCACAACCATGAAGCAGTGGGGTGCGGCCCTGAGCACTCCGAAAGCCAAAGCGGTCGAGGTGCAGCTCGCCAACTTGGGTATCCAGGAAGCCGTCAATCTCGGCAAGCTCTCGCCGGGCGATGCAGTTTCTATCGGCAACGGCATCGCTGTCGTCACATCGGGTAACAGCACCGTAAGCAAGATGGTGCAGCTCGGTGAGATTGGGCTCGATGTGGCCGCGCAGAAAGGCCTCGTCAGCCCCGGTGACAATCTCATCATCAAGGCCACGACCGCCGTGCTAACACAGGCCTTGGCACCTGCCACGCCAGCCGCAGCTACCAACTGATTTATTTACCCACACACACCGCGATAGGCCGCGTGAACGGCCTCCCGAAGCTGCCGCAGCATTCACAGCACCCCGGTTCCTGTAAGGAGCCAGGGTGTTTTGTTTGACACTGGGGCACGAGCATGACCCTGCGCACCGCATTATTCATTGAAGGCATCGCGATCAACGTCCAGCCCGACCGCGTCATCTACACCACGCCCTGGTATCGCGTCGATGGCGATGGCGATCCCACGAATCATTTCCACGATCGCTGCTACCAAAAGGATACCAGCCTGCACACGCCGGACGGTAAACCCATCGATGCCTACACGCTGCCTTACGTCGTTTTAAACCCCTACATCGCCGCCAGCCTGCCTGCGGTATTCCTGGGGGCATTAGCGCTCGTCAGCTACAAAGGAAAGACCGTCAACGCCGTCATCGGCGACGTCGGCCCGCCTCATAAAGTCGGCGAAGGCAGCGAGGCCCTCGCCCGTGCCCTCGGCATCCCTGAATCCTCAGTCAGTGGCGGCTTCGATCACGATCCCGCGCACCCCGTCGAGTGGATCTTGTTTCCCGGCAAGCCCGCCGAGGTCAAAGGCATTCAGTTTGCGCTGCATCATCTGTAGGCCATTCCGCAGTAAGCCAGCATTGCTCTCAATGTCGTCTTCAGTCCGAAAACCTGAAAACCTCCAAGATGTGACTCGCGAGTTACGAGAATGTCATAAACCTTTGATAATGAACAAAGTCTCGTCAGGCTCATAACCTGAAGGTCGTAGGTTCAAATCCTACTCCCGCAACCAATCTCAAACGCCCAGTGTCCCAGTGATACTGGGCGTTTTTGCGTCTGGGGAGGGCGTTGGGGATGGATGGCGGTAAATGGATGGAAAATGACCATTCGTGACATTTTAAGCGTTACGGCAAAATGGATAATATGTTGCAAACGTGTAACGCGTCTGATTAATGTTGAGGTATGAAAGTCCGAAAGCGTAAACTTCCATCTGGAAATGTCTCTTGGCAGCTTGATTGCGGGATCGTTGAGGGCAGGAGGATGCAGCTTTCTTTCAAGACGAAAGAAGCGGCTCTGGCTGCACTGGCTGAACAGCAGTCCTCGTTCAAAACCGAGGGGCGATTGCCTTTTGAAAAGCTCGGAGCTCTGGATCAAAGGGTCGCTGAATTGGAGCATCTGAACGCGGAGCTGCTGGCTCAAGTGGGGGAGCTGACTAATGCGAAGCAAAGGATTTTTGAACTTGAGGGAAAGCTGGCGGCTTTGAAGTCGTGGGAGGTGGCAGTCTTGGTTCCTGACGCTTTGTTCGATCTGCGCGAGAAGCTGGTGATGCATTCCATCCCCCAGGCGACGGGGGTTTATTTCCTTCTCCGAGAGAATGTGGTGGTGTATGTGGGGCAGGCTGTGAGTGTTTTACGCCGCGTGCATGATCACCTGGCAGAGGGGCTGAAGAAGTTTGATGCCGTGGCCTGGCTGGCTGTGCCACCGGCGCAGATGCACCGAGTGGAGCGCGAATGGATTCAGCGCTTACGGCCTGAATACAACATCCAGGACTACCCGGTGCCTTCCAAATGAACCTGCGAAAACGCAAGTGTCGAAACGGGTTTAGCTGGCAGCTTGACTGCGGCTTGATCAATGGGAAACGCAAGCAGTTGTCGTTTGCCAACAAAGACGATGCGATGGCGGAGATGGCGAGACTCAAAGCCGTCTTGAAGGAATCCGGGCATCAGGCTTTTACTTTGAGCGAGGCTGACCGGCTTTTGTTTATGCAGCTGCGCGACCGACTGCAGGCGGTGGGGGCCTCGATGACTGAGGCGGTGGATTTTTATTTGCGGCACGCGAAGCCGGCGAAAGAGCCGGTGAAACTGGATGAGCTGATCACGATGTGCATTGCGGCGAAGAGGGAGGAAGGGCAGAGCGAGCGGTATTTGAAGCAGTTCAAATCGCCGACTGAGAAGTTCGCGAAGGCGGGGCATGGCGGGCGGTTGGCGCATGAGATTGTGTGCGATGACATCACGGGGTGGCTGCGTGACAATGAGTGGTCGGAGAAGACTTGGAACAACTACCGGACCGATCTGCGGACGTTGTTTCAGTGGGGGATCGATCAGAAGTATCTGACGATGAACCCGTGTGATGCGGTGCCGAGAAAGAAGATCGCGGATGGGGAGATCGAGTTCCTGCAGGTGGATGATGTGGCGCGGTTGCTGACCAGGGCGGCGATGGTGAAGCCGGGGGCACTGCGGCGCGATGAGAAGGGCGTGTGGGTTGAGCAGGATCTTGAGCAGGTGGATTTTCGGGATTGCCTGGCAGTGGCGGCCCTGGGGCTGTTCTGTGGCTTGCGGCCGGAGCGTGAGCTAGGAGAGCTGACGTGGGATGCGGTGCGTGAGGACGTGGTCTGGGTGCGTGGCCACACGGCGAAGTCGAGGTCCAGGCGTGTGGTGGATCTGCCTGAGAATGCACGGGCCTGGCTGGCGCTGTGCCCGAGCCGTGAAGGGAAAATCCTGCCGACGAATTTCGTCCGCAAGTGGAAGGCCCTGCGAAAGGCGGTGAAGCTGCTCGATGGCTGGCCGCATGATGCGATGCGGCACACCTTTGCCACGATGTGGCTGGCGCTGCATGGCGACGAGAAGCGCCTGCAGATGCTCATGGGGCATGTGAATGCCGAGCTGATTTATAAGCACTACCGTGGGCAGACGACGCCGGCGGAGGCGAAGAAGTTCTGGGAGCTTTCCCCGTGCACCTAGCGGTTTGCGATGACGAGGACTACGCATGAAAAAAGCCGCTCATTGAGCGGCTTTGAAGGCTTGACGGGCGTCGATGATGTTTAGAGGCTCTAGTCGTTGGTGCCGTCTTTGGCTTTGTGTTGGTCGCGGGGATCTTCGGCGACGGGGCTTGACGGCTGCTGTGCGGGGAACTGGGCAAACTTCGTAGCTGGTGGCGTTTGTGAGGCCCGGCGTTGTTCGAGTTTGGAGCGCACGGCTTCCTGGATGAGCTCACTCATGCCCATGGCTTCCTCGCGGCAGAGATCGTACATTTCGGCGAGCTCCTGAATGGTGAAGCTCACGGGCATTTTGGCGAACATCTTGTCGGCGACCCAGAAGGGGATTTCGCGTTTGCCACCCTCCCAGTGAACAATGGCCCCAGCGGAGCAGTCGAGTTCTTTGGCGAGTTCTTCCCGTGTCATGCGGCGTTGGTCACGAAGGAAGCGGAGCTGTTCTGGGGTGATAACCATCCCATTGGTTAAATTATTTTAGCCAATGTGCAAGTTTTCAGTTGCCTGATTCAACCATTGGTTAAATAATGGGTCACATTATTTAACCAATGTAATAACGCCATGACACTGACACTGAACATTACTGACGATCTGAAGCCCGACGAACTCGGGGAGATGGTGAACGCTGCACGCGAGGAGGGGAAGTCGCTGGGGGCTTTGGTGCTCGAAGCGTCCCGTGAATTTGTGCGCAAGCGCCGGGCGCTCCGCACCACGGATAACTCTCAGCGCACGGAGGTGGCGGCGTGAAACTGAAACAGCCGATTTATCTCAGCGTGCCGACTTGGGCTTTTGGCCTTTTTGCTGTGAGCATCTTGGGTAGTGCTCTTTTTTTAGCTGGCC